GGGTTCAGCATCTTACGACCCATGTAGCGCAAGCTGGTCAGCCAATGCAGAATACAAGATTCTGGCTGTTCTTGCGGATACACAGAATGTAACCATTAATAGTAGTTTGGAAGTCTCCGGTTTCAGCGGGTCTGTAATGACCACTGCCAGCAATCCAGCTTCAACGCTTCCATTGGATTACAATCTCACATTGAAATCCACGGATAGTTCGACTCCTTACGGCGTCTATAACTTCTCGTTGAATCCCGCATCGACGAAGTATATTACTTCGGTGTTCGGTAAAGATGCAACGGCTGGGGATCCGGCAAAATATGCGGCTGGAACCAAGAAAGAAGCGGCTTACCTCTACAAGGTTTTCGAAAATGAGATCGCAGCAGTCGTCGATGATCCTTCCAAATGGTGGATTTCTGGAAGCTTCCTTCCTGATGTTTCTTTCGAAGGTCAACCTTTGAAATTCACCGATGCGTATTCATTGGATTTGACTAACGGTGACTCCGCATTTGGTCTGACCAATGCTTCAACCCCATGGGTGGTTTCTCAGCAAATCTCTCCGTGGAATGGTGGATCACCGACCCGTTTTAGTTTGTTCAAGGTTCACACCCTGAGCGACGGAACGGTGATGAACACTTCCTACAAGATTGAAATCAGCAACGTGAAATTGGCTGGTACCGTTTCGGGAACAGATTGGGGTTCTTTCACGCTCACCGTTCGTTCTTACAGTGATACGGACAAGAAGCCAAAGATTCTCCAACAGTTCAACAACTGTAATCTCGATCCAGATTCCTCGAACTTTGTTGCTCGTCGAGTTGGTGATCGATTCAACTACATTGACTTCAATGGTAAGATTCTGGAATTCGGAACTTACGACAACAACAGCAAGTATATTCGTATCGAGATGAACGATATCCCATGGCCAGTTTCGGCAGTGCCTTACGGCTTCGCCGCCTACTCAGTGCCAGTGAACAGTGCCGCAGGATATTGGGTACCATCCATCAAGTACACCAAGGCGTCGGTCTATGGACCAACTCCCGGTAAGTACCCATCGGGTATTAACTTCGATGACGCCCCAACAGGTGCGGACAATGAACTTGCCAAGTTGTATCCTACGGCATCTACTGGTATCGGAACCTCGGACGATAATAAACAATATTTCGCCCCATTGCCAGAATTTGGTGCTTACAGCAGCGTCGGACGCAACGTTGCCTTTGCTTTGGATGCGGAAGTTTCCGCTGGTGGAGTTTCGACTGGTTCTACTATCACCAGTTCAAACGTAGTGCCAGCGGTGTATGACGCAACCATGGAAACTACTTACGTGAAAATGCGTAAATTCGTCTTCGGTTTCCAAGGTGGGTTCGATGGACAGTCTCCAGCGATTCCTATCAATGTTGGTGGAAATATCGTTCCCGGTAACACTCAAGGTCTCAACTGCACAAGCATCAGTTCCGCAGGTAGCATTGCTTACAAGCAATGTGTGGCGGCTCTTGGAAATTCAGATGAGTTCGACATTAACATGATTGTGACCCCCGGTATTGTCCACGAACATCATTCCTATGTAACAAACCTTGTGGTAGACATGTGTGAATCTCGGGGTGACTGTTTCTACATCATGGATCTCTATGTCGATGACGGCAACCCGAGCAGTGGACAGATTGAATCGGTCATTTCTTTGGCCGCTGAATTCGACACAAGCTATGCGGGTGCATACTACCCATGGGTTAAGATCAAGGATAGCAACACCAATAAAATCATCCCAGTGCCCCCATCTGTTGTTCTTCCATCTGTCTATGCGTCCAATGACAAAGTAGCGGGAGAATGGTGGGCGGTGGCAGGGTTGAATCGTGGTGGTATCCCACAAGCTAAAATGGTCACTGACCGTACCACGCACACTGAACGGGATGACCTTTATGAAGGTAAAGTTAACCCAATCGCAGCGTTCCCCGGTCAAGGTATTGTGGTTTGGGGTCAAAAGACCTTACAGGTTAATTCCTCAGCCCTCGACCGAATCAACGTTCGTCGTTTGCTTATCGAGATCAAGAAATTCTTCGCATCAAGCGCAAGATATTTGGTATTCGAACAGAATACGGCTGCAACCCGCAATCGTTTCCTGTCCATCGTCAATCCATACCTTCAGAGCATTCAGCAACGTTCTGGTCTGTATGCTTTCGAAGTGGTCATGGACGAAACAAATAATACATCTGACATTATTGATCAGAACATCCTGTATGGTCAGATCTACTTGAAGCCAACGAAGACCGCAGAATTCATCACCTTCGACTTCAATATCCTCCCTTCGCAAGGAGCAACATTTGGAGCGAATGCCTAAGAGGTAAACCAAAATCAACAAAACCCTCAGTGGTCTCCACTGAGGGTTTTCGCTTTCTTAAAGATAGAAAGCGTTGAGATTACTTTTATTTGTTTCTATTTATACGTATGCTCAAATTGTCACTTCTTTTCGAAACCAGCGAATGGTGGGTTCATGACTATTATCGCGTCAAAGAGCAGATGGAAAACGAATGGAATAGTGGACAAAAACATCAATCTTGGCGATTAGTTCCTGCCAATCTTCTCAAGCTTACGTGGCTTACTTTTGCTAAATATGGTAGGGTCAACGAAAAGGCCCTTGACAAAATCTGGGAAATCGTTTCGGAAAACGTTATCAAAATCTCCATCAACAGTGACATTCGAGATGGACGAGACATGAGTATTTTTGGTAAGGACGAGTATGATGAAATTACCGAAGAAGAATGGAATCGGTTTTTCAACTTTATTTCGGATCGGAGCGGGCCGAAAAAGTACGGACGAGGCGGTGATATGGGCGTTGAGGATGGTCATGCGAGATATTCTGATAGTGCGAGTGGCCTTTTCAAACTGGCAGAAAAAGCGGAACAGGCCGAGACTCCCGAAGAAAAATTAGTAGCAGTAGATAGAATTTTGAACTTCGTCCATGGAATCGGAGATATGGCGGTATGGTTTGTCGAAGGGGGATGGCAAACGCTTGAAGATCTGAGTAATGCTCCAGTAAAAGGCATTAACCTTCAAGGTAAACTCACCGAAGACATTCCACAGCCTATTCGAGAAGAGTCGGTAACAGGAAAAACTTTCATAGTAGTTGACGTTCAACCCGAATACGAAAAAACCATGCCGTCTTCAATGGTCCGGGAACTCATTCAATTCATTCACGAAAATTATGAGCAAATGGGACACCTTGTTTTTCTTTACAACGGAGCGGAAACGCTTGGGATGATTGACGAAACATCATACAAAATGTGGTGGATAGAAAATGGACTTGATGAAAACATTGTCGATCAAGCGGATTTTTACGATAAAGGTTACGCTTTTTTCAGGTATTGCATGGATTCGGGAACGAGTGAAGAAGCCACCACAAACTTTGTTAGGTTCATGTATGAGAACGACATACGAGATTCGCGTGAGATGAATCGTGAAATGTGGGCGAAGTATCTCCGTGAATACCGCCGAACTGATCGGAAAGAAGTCATGGATTTACTTCGCCATGCATCCGATTGTGTTCACGTACCGGATCTTATGGACTATCTGAAACGCTATACTAACCTTGCCATTTGCGGTGGGGCTGTTAACGAGTGTCTCAAAGAGGTAGAGATTGCATTGCAAGCACTTCGGAAACCATATGATGTAATATCTCGCTTCACGTATTAACTTGACAGGAAGACACTTCTCTGCTATATTTATAGATAATTTATGGATGACAAATACATCGAAAATTTAGGAATGTCGGCTAATGTAGACGAGGGTCTTTGGGATCGCTTGAAGTCGAGGGCTTCAGGTTTTAAGCAAGCCGCTCAAAACTTGAGCGGAACGGGTGTTGGTGAAAATGAATCCGCAAAGTTCAATTCTATATTTAAGTCCTTCATCAAAAAGAGCGTACAGACCATTGAAGATCTTATTCATGTTCTTCAACCTTATGTTCAAGCGGGTAAACTTTCCCCCGAACAAACGGCCCAATTGCAACAGTTCTCTGACGCATCCGTGGCCCTACAACAAGTAGAAAATCTTCCTTTATCAGAAGCAAACCTGTTCACACGACCATTTTCGTCATTAGGTGCAATTGCCACAGGTAATCCGGACAAAATCTTGGATGCGTACAAGGCTCAGATAGATGGACATTACCAATCCTTTTTGAAAGACGCTCAACGACTTAACATCGTTCCAGCGAACTATATTCCACGAAAAGTGGCTTCGATTTCTCCTGCGGTACCAGAAGCCATGCAAAAATTGGGCAGGGCTCTTGGTAAGCAGTTGGTAGGAGCCCCTGCAACGGCTTCCAGACCTATGCCAACGGGCGCATTGCCTCCAGCTGCTCCCACGACCTCTCCAGCCGCTCCGACGCCACCAGCACCAGCGCCAGAGGCTCCAGTAGCCCCCGTAAGTGCCCCTGTTCCATCTCCGGTACCTCCGACTGCCCAAAAAGCAGACACATCCCCAGAACCGGAAAGCTCAATGCTTGCTCCAATGGCGAAAGCAGCTACAGCCGAACCAGAAAAACCTGCCGTTGTAGCTCCGGTTGCGGTATCTCCAGAACCTGTTAAGCCAGAAGAACCTAAAGCGGCATCAACCGGAGATGAAAGTGGAAGTGGGGATGCGGCAGTCTATGCTTTGATCGAGAAAGCCGTTGAAAAAATTAACGACAATTTACGTTCCACCGATCCAAGCTCTGAAAAAGAAGGACGAGTTGCCACATCTCCAATGTTGGATGACATCCAATCTTACACGGTTCGGGATGCATGGAAGGCATTAGTCCCGTTTCCGCCTTCTCCTGCGGTTGTGGTCAAAACACCAGAATGGAAACTCGAATGGAAACTGAGATATAAGCCAGAAAAAGATGCTCATGGTCATACCATTCAGTTTCTTTGGGAAATTGAAAATCTCAAGACTGGAGAAAAGAAAGCTCCATCCAATTGGCAAACTTTATTGACTTTTTCTCCAACCGATGTCATCAACAAAGATACTCTCGGGCCACGAACTACATTTGATGTTTTCAAAAAAATTGCGGAAACCAATCCCAAACTTGGAACAATCATTCAACAGAAAATGCCAACCAGTTCTAAGGCGGAAACGTTGAAACGGGATGCAATTGGCAGTTTAAGAAATTTGACTCATGCAACTCGATCTTCAAGTGCCGAACGTGGATTGAGAAAGCTTTCCAACAACCCCGAAGAAGAAGGTGGAACTTCGATTGAAAAGGCAACTGAGACCCCTCCTTTAGGTGGACCTGAGAGACCAGAGCCACAAGAAAAACCTGCGCCAGAACGACGAAGTCGTACCGTTCAAAGTAAGCCATCGTCTCCAAAGGCTGCGGCAAAACCAGATGCTAAACCAGTTGCCGCAAAAAAACCAGAGGTCAAAAAACCGGAAGCCCCAAAAGCAGCGGCAAAACCAGCATCCAAGCCTTCGCCCAAAAAAGAAGAACCTCCTAAAGCAGCCGAGCCCGAAAAGCCTACGGCGGTTGGAAGTAAAACTATTCCCAAAGAAAAATATGCGGACTACTTGAAAGCCAAGGCTACAAAGGAAAAGAACCTTGAAGAGGGTGTCATTCTGGGACTGAAAGATTTCTTCTCGCTGTAATGCAACACCAAAAAGTTATATCGGAAATTTTCTCCTGTACAGAGTGTACACTCTATAGGTACCTGTTCGTCCTTCGGACTTTAGGAAGTACACTGTTTCACTGTTCATCAATACAGGGGTTATAGGGGATTTTCAGAAAAAAGTCAACTTATTTTAACGGAATCGATTATTTATATGCCTAACGAAATTATTTTACATTTGGACATGGATGGCGTTCTCACGGATTTTGATGAGGGCTTCAAGAAGATTTCAGGCGGGTTAAACCCCGACGAATACCGAACCAAGCATGGCCGGGGTGGGGAAGCGTCTTTGTTTCTTCGAGATGGTGGAAACTTTTTTGCGGGATTGGATTGGATCGCTGGTGGAAAAGAACTCCTAAGTTTTGCCACTTCTCACTTCAAACTGGTTCGTATTCTGTCCTCGGCTCGTACAGGAAAAGACTGGGAGAAATTCAAGGATGTCCAAGCTGGGAAACTCAAATGGCTGGCGGCTAATGCTCCTGAAATCCAGAAGAAGAATATTATCATTGTTCCCTTTGCCAACCTCAAGGCGGCTCGCCATTCGGGTCCGGATCGTATTTTGGTTGATGACAAGGACACTACAATTGCATCATGGCGAAGATATGGGGGTCTTGGAGTTCTACACCGTTCAATCGATTATCTAAAAACAATTGACGAGTTAACCCTATACATCTCTTAATATAAGTATCAGGAGCCGTTATTGAGAGTTCTTTTCAACGATGTTTTTACACAATTCTATAAAATAACTTTGTTCAAAGTTTCGTTTCATGAAATTGACATCTTTGTGAACCCATTGGAGGTTTCCTTCAATATATCCCTTTGAAGAATCTATTCTATCCAATGATGCCGTGCCATCAAAGGCTCGTTGTTTGCTTTGAAATATGATGGGCAGCGATGATAAGGCACATTTTCGTTGTTGGCTTAAAAATAATTTCCAGATATCCGCTATGGAAATGTTGAAGGTTAGATTTCTTTCTAATGCACCTTTTTTAAGTTGAAGATAATATCCCATGGGAATTTCTCCACAACCTTTCCAACAATGATGTTTATTTCCTAGTTTTAACCCAACAAGTTCTGACCTATAACAACCACACGAAACTGTCATTCCCGATCTTATGTTACTCCCACGAATCGATTTTTCCTTACCACAATCACATTTACATTTCCAATATAGTTGACCTCGTTTATCCTTGTGATCGAGGGAAATGATGTTTAGTTTACCAAACTTTCTTCCAGTG